ATCTCCACAGGCAGGTGCGCCCACCATACCTGTGCCAACATCATCGTCCTCTTTATCAAAACGTCCCACATTGCGTGGGTTTTCGTAATGATCCATTACTTTATCTGAATAAGGCATTTAGTCCTCCGTCTTAAATAAAGTATAAAGTCCCCAGCCTAAACCTGCCCAGGCTGCTATCTTCGCAAGACCGCCGAGTAGTAGAAAACTACCACAAAGTACAACAAGTATTAAACCGTCTGCTGTACTGCGCTCTCCCACTAATTTTTTTAAGTATGACATCTTACGCTCCTTTCATCTGCGTACCGCGCTTCTTGTGTCCGTTCCAGGCCACAAAACCGGCAGCTCGAAGGGAGACATATGCTAAGTAATTCAAAACTTTAAACCCATTTACTTCAATACAGATATCACGGAATATCTCATCCGCTTCCTTCTGAGTATAAACTCGAGGCTCATTCTTTCCAATCAAAGTAGCATACTTATATAAGTAATCATGAACGAGGCCACCCATTAGCAGAACGCCAGTAGGAGAAAGCCACATTGCGAGGAATTTTGGCACTGAAGCACCATCGAATTGAAAGCCCTTGGGAATAACGTACTCTTCACCTTTCAGTGTAAATTCGAAATCGCTCGCGATCTCCCACTGACGTACTCCCATGAGCCACATCCAAATACCTTTAAAGAAACCTTTTCCTTTGGTTGCAATCGGAATTGGTTTCATATTGGGCATTTCTTTGTAGGTAAAGCCTACTCTTTCTTTAGGTTCTTTATCGTCAAATAAATTGATCACATAACCTACTAACACAATAGCAGCAAACACAACCCACTGCCAGAACGTAACTGCTAAGTCGAGAATCGTCTCTAACATAAGCTAAGCTCTTTAACGACATTAGTCGCTCTTGACCAGTTCTAGGTCTACTCTAAATGTGGCGTTTGCAAATGCAGTGCATATTGAATGCCACCTCATAAAACCGAACTCATCGTACTCATACCAAATAGAAGGTAGAAAGTAGAATCGACAATTCCGATCTAATTTTTGCATCTCAAAGTGAGTGTGTATCACACCACTATCTCCTTTAAATTAGGTGGAAAGTAATTAGGACCTTTCAGTACTTTACCGTCTTTTCGATAAAGAGGTCTACCATCTTCACCGAGCTTAGACATATTGCTCTCATGTACTTCATCAAAGCATTCGTCTAAGTCAATACCGAAAGCATGTCCCGCCCCATATACGACATAGAGAAGATCAGTAAGAGCATCCGCAACCTCCACAATATCTTTATTAGAAAGTGCTAACTCTAACTCTTCGAGTTCTTCTGCGATAAGATCTACTCGAAGATCTCTTGTCTCTTGATCTCTTAGTGTAGGCTCGCAGTGTACTTCCTGGCCAAATACTTCCATAAAGTCTCCAACTAATTCAAATGGAGTAATTCTAGTGTCTCTTAATTTCATCTCTCTGCCTTTTTCTTTCCCGAACACGAGCAGATGCTGCTGCTTTATTTCGCTTTGCGCTCGGTTTTTCGTAGTATTGCTTTTCTCTTAAATCAATTAAAGTGTCTTTTGTTTTACGCTTTAATGTACGAAGTGCGCTATCTACATTATTGTTTTTGACCCTAACTCTCATCCTTATCCTTTACCTTTCGAAATGGGTCTCCCCATACGTCTCGGGCATTTACACGCTTAAATCTTTGTGTAGGATCGTTAGTTTCAACCGTTAATACCACGTTCTTACCCTTCTTCCAGGCATCAAGTTGATTCAATGCTCTTTTCATAGGGTCTCTTTCTTTTACACCGATAGAAGAACGTCGTTGTCCTTTACTTACATAGGATTCTTTTTTCTTTGCCATTACTCGGAATAGCCTCCATAATCTTCATCAGTACCAAAACCAGCAGATGCAAGTGCATCGCCGTCCCAATCAAATAGATAATCATCATCGAATAAATCATCTATTTCTTCTACGGACATAGTCTCGAAGTTTAATTCTTCAAACTCATCGTCCGGGTCTTTTATAAAAAATGTGTTCATTTATTCTTACCGTTTCTTGAAAAGAATGTGCCCAGAAAGGCCTTCGGATGTAAGTAGCATGATACCACAGTGCTCCTTCTGTTACATCTGGAATAGTACCAGAGTATACTTGAATGGCTACATCAGTAGCTTTCTCATATCCTTCTAGATCCTTTGGTTGGTCAGACTTTCCGTCACAATACCAACTAAACTGACATATATTTCTTTTCTCTTGTTTAACAACATCACAGATAGTATTAGGGAATAGTGCGCTATCAACTCTGTTAAGAGTAACCTGCGCAATAGCTACTTGACCAACCCATGGTTGATCTCTACCTTCGAAGTATATATTCTTTGCCAAACATTCTAGATCTTTTAATCTGTGCTCTTTGGCCTCTACTTCAGTTGCAGCCATCACTGCTAATACTGCTATGATTTTCTTTGAAATACCCATCCGCGATCCTGTAAGTATTTTGCCTGCTTTACACAAGCATTATAAGATCTATCGGGAAAATAATCCCGAAGTTCTGTCTCTCCACAAAGATAATACACCTTCCGGAGTAGTTCTCTTTCTTTGTGAGACCAAGGGCGTTTGGTGTATACTTTCATTTTCTTCCTTTCACAACTTATAGATATTATAGTAGATTCGACATCGAAAGTCAAGACTTATTTTTAGCAGTTCATAAATAGATCTCAAAAAATATTTCTTGACATTTGTGTTCGATTGAATTATAATATACGTTAATTCAGGCAGCCTTGCTCTAAGCAAGTTGAGTATTTTATGCTAGACCCAGTATTGTTATTTATAGTTCTATTTTGTGTGGCAGGGGCCTCATATACAGCGTGGAGATCCGGACATGCCGCGGGTATAGAACATACTCTTACCTATCTGGAATCAGAGGGTATAATCGAGTTTGAACCTGAAGAAGGGTAGAACTCACCACAACACGAGCACCGTAAGGGCTCACAGAAGCATACCGAAAGGATGCTAGGAGAAAACAATGACTAACATTAGTGAACTTGAAAAGTTTTTTGTAGGTTTCGACAACTTACGCGCATTTCCACACCAAAAAGCTGTGGACTATCCCAAATTCAATCTCTCAAAAGTAGGAGATCAATTTCTTATTGAAGTTGCTTTACCTGGCTGGACGAGAGATCAGGTGTCCTTGACTCTTCATAAGAATCAACTTCTTATAAAAGGAGAGAAGCAACCAACAAACGAAAAGGACCAGTGGATTCATAAAGGCATATCTAGTAAGGGATTCGAAAGATCCTTTAATCTAGATGCTGACCTTGAGGTAGTTGATGCAATAATGAAAAACGGTATGTTATGCGTGACATTAGGTTATGCAGAAGCAAGCAGGCCTATTAGTATAGAAGTTGCGTAATCGCAAAAGTTAAGGGGCTTCGGCCCCTTATTTTGGTATTTATTATGTGGCAATTTTTTGCAATGACAACACTAGCTTTAGCTGCTGCAACTTACGGGTTGTGGGATCAGAATCTAAAGCTACAAAAGAATATAGCCTCTCAAAGAGTAGCTATAGAACAACAAGAAGAAGCATTCAAGGAACTACAGCTCCAAACAAAGCAACAGACGGATGCTTTACAGGGTATGCAGAAAAGAAATCAAGAGATCGAAGGGGAAATGGCTCGGTATCTTGATATTTTTTCTAGACATAATTTAACTAAACTCGCCACTGCTAAGCCTGGCCTGATAGAAAAAAGAGCTAACAATGCAACCAAACAAGTATTTGAATCTATCGAAAATGATAGTCGCGACGTCGATACTCTTGATGACGGGGTGCAGCTGGCTCCCGAAGCAACCGGAACCGGAGATAATAACAGTAACAAAGCCAGTAAGGATAGAGATACTGCAACCGGATCTTCCTCGGGAGATTAATCTAAAAGAGCCTACTTGGTATGTAGTCTCAGATAAGAATATAGAAGACTTTTTAGATCGAATAGCTAAAGAGTCCGGAGGAAACGTAGTATTTTTTGCTATGTCTGTGGGAGATTACGAGTTGATGTCCTATAACATGCAAGAGATTCGTAGATACATAAGAGAAATGAAGGAGGTAGTAGTTTACTACCGAACAGTAACAACGTGGGACGATGTGAATGAAACGCAGGACTAAGATGAGAATCTTAGCAAAAGAGAACATAAATATGAACAGAGAAGCAGTATTTGAACAACTCAAGATAGATGAAGGAGTCGTCTATGAAATCTACAATGATCACCTCGGGTATCCTACCTTTGGAGTCGGTCATCTTGTCCTCGACAGTGACCCGGAATTCGGAGAACCAGTTGGTACAAAAGTTAGTGAGGAAAGAGTTAGGAGTTGTTTCGACAGAGATCTTGAAACTGCCATTGGAGAGTGCCACGCTCTATACGGAGAGAGGGAATTTGGAGACTTTCCAGACGAAGTCCAGCAAATCCTGGTTAATATGATGTTTAACATGGGACGTACTCGTCTATCAAAGTTCAAGAAGATGAACCTGGCTTTATCTGTAGGTCATTGGAGACTGGCCGCAGCAGAAGGACGAGATTCTTTATGGTACCGTCAAGTTACAAACCGCGC